AGCCGCAGCCGTTGATTTAACGTCAGTTTGCATCGCCATAATCAATCTCCTTTAAAAAGGGGCCGAAGCCCCATTCGGTTGATTAAGAGTTAGCAAACGGGGTTGCAACAGTGCCAGTACCCATCACTGTGCCTTTGACCATGTACTTCAGAGCAGCAACAGCAACAATCTGTACCCATGAGCCAGCAACACCGCCAGTGGTAGTGCCGTTCAAGTTAATGAAGTCGTTTGCAGCGGCGGCAAAGAAACCAACCAAAGTGGCTCCATCTGCGTCGGTGTCGTTCATAATGATTGTGCCAATGTACTTGTCAGTACCGTCAGTAGCAATCTTTAACGAGCTAGTGGAGATGGTAGTAGGAACCCAGATCGTATAGACAACGCCTTCGTTGTTCAACGTGTTGGGGTCTTGACCAGGGCCAGAAGTAATGGGATTTGTTGCTGCGCTAATAGTTGGCAACGTCAGCGTAAGTGCTGCGGCCAATGATCCACCAACGCTAATGATGCGACCACCATGGGAAACGGGGTCCAGCGTGGTGCTGGAAGTAATTTCAACAATAGAGGCTGGGCCTTGCTGATAGATGCCGCCCAAAGAACGAATTGGGCCTTGAAATGTACTGCGTGCCATGATAATTTCCTTACATGCAAGTGGGGCGTATCTGTCTGCATGTCGTCAGCCGGGACTGTCAGATACACCGGGAACCCCGGAATAGTTGCAATATACACCAAAAGAAAAAGGGGCACAAGGCCCCTTTTTCTTGGCACATTAAGCGCCTGCGGAACCCCACATACCGAGGGGATCAGACCAGCCGAAGCTGTAACGCTCACGAGCCTTGTAACGGACGTTGCCCGTATCAAAGTCGCCGTCCATCGAGTTAGCCAGGGGCATACGCTCGAAATGCTTCATGCCGTTGGGAACGTCGGTAATCAAATACCAGCCGTTGCTGTCGGTCAAGAAGTGGTTGACGCAGTAGCCTTCAGGAATCGCACCCATCTGCTTGATAGCGTTGATGTCGTTATCAGCAGTAGAGACGCGCAGCTCAGTGTCAAGCAAACGCTTGGCAACGAACATCAGCGCTGGGGGGATGACCATCTTGCGGGGCTTGGCAGCGATCAACAGACCACGCTCATCGGTCCATGCAGCGATTTGAATCACGGCATTTTCCAAGGAGGTCTCGTTCAAGTCCACGCCAGTGGTGGGGCTGTTGTAGTTGACAGCGCCATTAACCAAGGGGTGGCCAACACGAGTGCTGGAGCTGTTGTTACCGAACAAGGTCACGCCGTCACCACCCAAGTACGAACCGTTGAAACCGTTGTTGATGACGGCTGCGGCTTTAACTTGCTTGGTGTAGGACATCGCACGGGCCAGGGCTTTGGTGTAACGAGCAGACAAGGAGTCATACAAGTTATCTTCCACAGCTTCCTCAGTGATCGAGAAGCCCAGGGCGATGGTTTCGTGGTTGTAACGGGCGGTGAACGCTTCCTGCGCATTGTCGTAGGAGATGGCGGAACCCTCGTTCTTGACGGGAGCAGCACCGAAACCAGCAAGCTTGGTCTCTTCTTCGAAGCTACGCTCTGATTTCTCAGTTTCGTAGATTTCTTTGTGCTCTTCGCCGTAGCGAGCGTATTCCAAACCGAACAAAGCGTTCAGACCAGGGAGCAACTCTTTAAGTAGTTGTGCGCGTGAAATTGCCATTTTGAGTTACTCCTTACAGGCCAACTGCGTTGGTGAATGTGTGATAGCCGGGGTTAATCTTGACAAGGATGTCAGTGTAAGCATCGCCCACAACCGAGAAACCTTGCATATTAACGAACCCAACAACACGGAATGCTGCGGTGGTGGTCACAGCCGAGGAACCTGCTACGACAGAAGCCGTAGAGTTACCAGTGGATGTGCTGCCAGTTGCCACAGCGCCAGTTGAGAAAAACACGTTTGCGCCAACGGCAGCTTGCGTCACAGAGCCAGCGGACTGAACTTGGAACACAACACCGGGGTCATCCACAACGTAAGCGTTAATCACGCCAGTGGTACCCGTGGGGTAGTACTGAGCATAGATCACTTGGCCTTGTGCGTTGATGTAAGAACAGCCAACAAACACACCTACGATGCCCGTGTTAGCGGTACCGACAGGAAAGCCGTTGGTGGTCGCATCTGCGCCAGTTGCGGTGGCCACAGCCAGATAGCCTGACGAATTCACATACACGGGCGAACCGTTGTAAATGTTCGAGGCAGTGCCTGCGGGGTCGATGAGATACGAACGGGTTGCACCTGCATATGGTGTGCCGCCCAGCTCATTCACGGGTTTTAGCCCGTAAGGGGATGCTACTGATGCCATTTAAGGACTCCTTGTTTACTTAGAACCTGAACCAAACCCCCTGCCGCCGCTGACTGTGGACTTGCGGTCCGCAAACAAAGGCATACGAGGATCATTGTTTCGCATGAAGTGGTTGTCCACCGATTCCATCTGGTTTTGTGCTTGTCGGTCGTAGTACTCGTCCCGAGCGCGTGCCCGTTCCGCCACCATCTTGCAAAGCATGAGTCCGCCAATTTCGACGTTCCCGGTCTTTGCGTTGCCTTCAATCATCAATTCCGGATGATCTTCTGCCTTGACAGGCTCCCAGCCGTCGCGCATCTTTCGAGACACGTTGGTGGGTTCCGCTTGCCCTAATACGTGGGTGGCCACCCAGCGGTACACATATCCTGGCTCCGGGGTCGGATCAGGCAGTGCCGAGGAAGGCGTATACACATAACGGGTTTGCTTGTCGCGTGACACGAGGTCACGGGGGGTACGGTTTTCAGCCATTTTGACTCTCCAATTTTGCTACTTGAGCAGCATACTGCTGCGGGGTTAATCCAAATTTCTTTGCCAGTGCGACCTGGGTCTGAGTGAGTTGGACTTTCTTGGCTCCCGACGAACGGGTCGCGGGGGCTGCAACGGCAGCAGGTCGTCTTGGGGAATCACCCGACCTTGGCTTGTCTTCTGCACCACCGAAAACTTCGGGGAACTTGGACTTCACGCGAGCATCAATTTGCTCGAAATAATCATCGCTGCGGGGGTCTACCCCGTTGTTGACTAGTTTTTGGTGCAGCCCTAGTGCAAAGCTGGTGACTTCTTCGAACCCGTTGGAACCAAACCACTGGTTTTTTGCCTGCCAGCGCAGGGTTTTTTCGTCTGGTTGCGCTTGTTCGGGTGCGCTTTGACGCGTTTGTACATCATATTCTTCGGTTTGTAAAGGGGGTGGGCGAAAACTTTTCGCTTGCTCCAACTTCCACTTGGCGTCAGTAAGTGCTTCCTGCGCTGCAATTATGGCGTCAGTGTCAAACGCTTCCTGGGCATCCTTGTACTGGCGACGGGCTTTCTCCAGCTCGGCTTCCGCCGCGCTCTTGGCCATGTTGCCGTACTGTTCTGACCCAGTTGAAACGTACTGTTTTAACTGCTTGTTCTCATTGATGAGCTGCTGTGCGAGACGCTCAAGTTCTTGCTTCTCGCGCATGGTGGCTTCTTTGGCCCGGCGCTCGTCGTGACGTGCGTGGGTCAACTCCTTGATGCGCCCTTTGACTTTATCGGAGTAGTTCTCGATTTCGTCGTCCGTGGGGTCTTCCACCTCCCGGTCCAGGGGCTTGCGGCCTCTGTCTTGGATGGGGGTATCGTCAACGACTTCGACTTCTACGTCACCGTCGTCCTCCACGGACACATTGACCTGGGAGGTCTTTTCGTCATCCAGTTCGTCTGGGAACTTGTATTGTTCAGCCATGTCTACTCCATCAAGCGCGGGTTAAGCCGCGAGGGTCTTGCACAACAGCATCGACTTGATCGTCGTTAATCAAGCGAAACTCTTTACCGAAAATTTTGAAGCGCGTACCAGAATAGGTACGTACCAGCACAAAGTCTCCTGCCTTGCACCACGCGCCTGCGGGGAACTTGGAGGTGTCTTTGTATGCGTCAGGGCCGACCTTGAGCACAAACAGAACAGTTGTGGCGTGTTCTTCTTGGCGCATGACGGATGATGCTTTCACGAGATCAAGCTCAGTGCCATCAATCTTTTCAGATATGTCGGGCACCGCACACAGCAGCTTCCAGCCTGTTGGCTCTGGCAGCATGGTGGCTTTCTCATCGTTGTTTGCGTCTTCTGCCGGGGCATCGACGGGTTGGATTGCTTCAGGCAGGGCAAATTGCCCCGGTTCAAGTGCGAGTTCACTCATCGGATTTTTCAACTTTCTCTGCAAGGTCAATGATGTAACGCTCTGCGATAGCCAGACCCTGAATGGTTCCGCAAAGTTTTTGGTACTCGTCAAAGTTGCGACACGCACCACCCGCGCAGTCGTCTGCGTAGTTGTTCATGTCGTTGCGTATTTGTTCGCGCAATACGCGTGCGAAGTCTTGGATCATTCTTTAGGGGTTTCCTTTCGTGGTTGGGTTTCTTTCCGTTTGAGCATTTGCTCGTCTACGCGCAACAGTGCGTCCCCCAGTTTTTGCTGGTTGTTGAACTGCTGTTCTTTCTTGGACATTTCAAACTTGCCCATGTTTTCCACAGCCTTGAGCTTTTGGTCTTCTTTGTCCATCTGGTACTTGCCAGCCTTTGCCATGGCCTCAATTTGCAGTTTCTTTTCTTCGATGGCCAGCTTGCCAGTAACTTCCTTGTCCTTGATGCTGACTTCGCGCTCACGGATTGCAAGGTCTTTTTGTTGCATCTGTAGCACCGGGTCCTGGGCTTGCTGCTGAGCCTGCTGTTGGGCGGCTTGCTGTTGGCTTTGCTGGAGCACTTGCTGTGCTGCCTGGGCCATCATCCCTGACAGCGCCGTCTCGATCTGCGGAGGCAGCTTCTCGTCTGGTGGGGGCAGGGGCATACCAAGCTGCTGTTCGATTTTTTGACGGTACGCAAAGCCTACGTGCTCGGCAACGTGCGCCATCATCGCTGCTTGAATCTGCGGTGCCTTGGGGTTTTGGCCAATCAACTGCATGACGATGGGGTCTTGCATGGCCATCATGTGCACCTTGATGTGGGACTCGTGGTCTTGGTAGAAGAACGCCTTGAGCGGCTCCATCTTGAGCGCGGCCATGTTCTCAGACACGGGGTCCTTGGGCTTTTGGTCATCAGGCAGGGGCACGAGCTTATCTGCGTCCTTGATGCCCAGCACCTCCAGCATCTGGCGGTGCAACTGAGGCAAGTCGTAGATGTCTGGGGCCATCTGTGCCATCTGGATCACGGCTTGGTACTGCACAACCCGCTGGCTCATGGTGGCCGCGTTGGGGTCACTCACCGGGATGATGTCAACGTGGTTGTAGTCCTCTTGCTTGGCGCGGCGGGTGGACTTGTCTGGGTCGTAGTCGTACTCGGGGTCTGTGTAGTCCCGAATCAACCCGGCCAGCAGTTGCAGCTCTTGCTTGAAGCTGTAGTGCAACCGGGCCTGGACCGCCGACATCACCTTCAACTGCCGCTCCAAGAGGGCCAGCGTGGTGCCCACGGGCGCTTGTGCGCTCATGTCCGAGACCTTCATGTCCGCCGTGGCGGCAAAGCGTCTGCCTTCCTCCACGATGGTGCCCAGCAACTGGTACAGAACCGCGCTTGGCTCCTTGTACGGCAGGGGCAGGATGTTGTCTCTGAGCGCCCCAGAGCCGATGTCTACGTCCCTGAACTCGCCGGGTTGAATCGGTGTGTCGTCACCCTTAATGCGAAGTCCACGAGATTTGAGGCCTCCTGGGAGGTTCGACAGCGTTCCTGCATCGACAAGCTGGCGCATGATGCTGGTGGCAGACTTGGCAAACCCACCGATGAGGTGGAAGAGGCCAAAGCCGTAGGCCCCAAAGCCTGGGATGTATTGGTAGTGGACAAAGTGCTGTCGCTTGAGTCGGAGTTCATCGTCTTCCTTCCAGTTGCGGCGGATGGCCAACACGTCGTTGGTCCCTTTTATAAGGGTAACTACGTATGGCAGAGCAATGCCCGTCTCTTCTCCGTCACCGTCTTTGTCTTGGTAACCCTCCAAGTCCAGGTCAACGTGGCACTCAAAAATAATGTAGCGCTCGTCGTTCAGGTCACTGAACCCGGTCTCCTTGTCCTTGGCTTTCTGGATGTTGGTCTGCTCCTTGGACGCATCGGGCAACTCGATGTCGCGGTAGAACCCAGCTTTCTGGAGCTTCACAATCTCGTTCTTGGTCTTGCGCATCACATGGGTGACGCGGTAGCAGGTGTCCAAGTCCGTGGCCCCGTAGGGCAGGATGATGTCTTCGGCGGGGATGAACATCGACACCTGACGCCCCAGGCTTGGGTCGTAGTACACCTTTTTGAACGCACTGCCTGTGGCTGGCAGGCTCCACAGCATGCGCTCATGCTCGGGCCTGAACTCGCGCATCACTTCTGTCAGCTCGTAGTTCATGTCGAACTCGACACGGACAGCGGCTTCTTGCTTCTCTGGGGTCTGCTTGCCCAAGATTTTGGTACGCACCGGGCCTTGCGCGGGGAAGGTCTCCGTGATCGTCTCCGACTGGAAGCGCACCACCGCTTCGGTAATCATCGGGTGGAACACGCCAGACGCGCCGTTCCACGGCTCCGTGCGCTCCTCGTACTGGAGGCCCAACAGTTTCAGCCCCTCTGTGTAAGCTTTCTCCCAGTCCTTGCGGGAGTTCTTGTCGTTCTCAATGTCGCCTGCCAAGTCCCCGGCCAGGGTCTCCACGGCAGACTGGTCCATCTCCTCGGCCAAGTTCGCGTTGAACTCGTCTTCGTCTTCGCCGTCTGGGCGGATGGACAGCTCCAAGTCCCCGGCGTGGATGTTGACTTCCTCGGGATCAATG